CGGTTCCAGCAAGACGGAGCGCGAAAGCATCACCAAACTGGACATCATAGGCGAAGACAAGAAACTCATCGACGGGACGGTGCACCTGATCAAGATTCTGGCCGTTAAAAACGGCGTCCGCTGGTCGGAAAAGGAGCTGCAATGATGAGGAAGCAATTCGGAACACTTGCCGGTGTAGCGGACAAGCTCCGCGAAGACGATGAGCACGACAGGGCGGAACGGGCCAAGCGGATCCGGAGCCACTACGTGATTCCGTGGACAGACAATGAACTCCAAATGATGCTGCGCACCGAAGTCGACCTACTCACGGATGACCCCGAGGAACGGGCCCGGCTCCACTGGGCAATCAGGTACATCGACATGAACGACTACCGCCAGGCAATGGAAAATGGGCAGGATGAGTCCTTGCGCGATGAGACTGTGACTAGGATGCTGGCCGGGATTGGCCGGCAGTGAGAAGGAGCAATATGAGGGAGTCGACAAATAATAGCCGCGGCATCGGGTTTGTTGGAATGCTCACGATCTTGTTTATCGGTTTGAAACTCTGCGGGATCATCAGCTGGGCATGGTTATGGGTGTTTTCCCCTCTCTGGATATCGGCATTGATTACGGTCATCGTCATTCTTGCCTATACGCTTTACCACCTCTGCCGGTACCCATGAATTCATCTATTTTCGAAAAGCCGTACCCTACCATGACTAAGACTTTAGCGCGGCGATGAACTTAATAACTTCTTTAACACTGTTCCCAGTACGATTTTCCATATAGACGATGCCTTTGTCAGCCAATACAGCATGGTAGACTGCGTCAGAGGCATACATGCAATCAAGGAAACCCGCACGATCAAGTTCCCTACATGTCTCTTCAACAGCGTCGAAGGTCCACGTTGGGACAAATGATTCATGAATGAATGCAGAATCCCTGAATTCCTTTGCGTCTCCCTTAGCAATGCCGTTTTTCCGTTTTTCTAAATATGAATGATACAACAGAGCCACAAGCTTAATTGCATCTCGCGTCAATTCTACCGACATATCAAACACCGCCTTTCCAGCGAATCCTATCACACGAAAACCGTCGATGATCGTCGACGGTGAAAGGAATGAATTATGGAAAATCCGAATAAAGAAAAACTCAACAATGTGACTGATATCGCCATTGATATCCTCAAGCAACAGGCTGAATACATCAAAAGAAAATCGGACCTGAGCGGTCCGATTAAAGACACCGACAAAGACATTATGGCTTTTACTGCGCTCTTCACCGCAATTTCAGACATTTTGTCTTAATCCCATGCTTCCTTGAGCTTTTTTGACAACACTTCAGCATACTCGGTAATATCCGCGGGATAAGCAAAATAACCGCCCTTCTCAATCATCGCAACAATAATGTCTTTTGTGTTTTCGGCTATAACTGCCAGTTTCTCATTTCCTGTCATATTCGCACCTCCTTCCCCAGCGCATCCTATCACACGAAAACTGTCGATGATCGTCGAAGGCAAGAAAGGAGCACAACATGACCAGAAAAATTATAAAGAAGCGGGTAGGCCCAGGCCGCACAATCAACGATGGGTATGGTCAGCCCATCACCAACTACAATTCGAAGCCTATGGCACTGACAGAGGTTTTTGCCATGACCGGAGAGCATTTGTGTTTTCGATGGGAAGACCAGCAGCTCATCAAATCCCGGCCGGACCTGTTTGGCGGAAAGAAATAATCAACATTCCGTGAGGAGGACAAAAGATGGAGATCGTGATGTTTGTTCTGGGACTGTCAATCGGACTCGTGATACTCGGGATCGGGTCGGCATCGTTCTATCAGTCTGGGCGCGAAGTCGGATTCGATGAGGGAAAAGAACATGGCTGCCGGACCGGGGCCGCGCTGACTCGGAGCAAAATGAATGCCCATGTGGAATATGCGACATCCAGCGCGCAGGTAGACCCGAAAATCATGCTGCACGAATTGCGAAGCGTTACGCCAACTGAGTATGTCCACGGCCGCCAGCAGGCGTTGAGGTGCTGACGTATGGGGAATCATCACACCATGTCAGGGAAGCTTCAGGCAAGTTTCCCACGCGCCATGGCGCATGGCGGCAGTCCTTGCGGCCCTTGTGTCACCCGTGAAATGACACCACAGGAAGTTAAGAAGTATGGCTCCGCTCTTCCCGTATCTCAATCGATAACGCGGGTACGAAACGCCATGACACGACGGAACACACAACCGGCCGATACGCTTTCCGGATTCGGCATCATAAACCCAAACCGAGTAGATACGGCTGATGAAACGCCATTACCGGCACCCAAACCCAATACCGCGAAGAACATAAAAAACGAAACAGAAGGAGAAAAAACGATGCCCACAAAAGCACAAACCAACGCAGCCCTTCACATCGCCAGGATGCGCGCTGCAATCGACAAGGCACTCTTACTGAAATCGATGATTCAATACGGCTGGGATGAAGATGCGCTGATTACAATTTCAGAGCGGATGAAGTGGAACCTTGCCTGCATGAAAGAACTCATCATCGAACTCGGACTCGTCGAAAAGGCTGAAGCAAGAGCCGCTTTTCAAAAGGCAAAGGAATCGGCAAAAAACATTGAAACAGTCGAAATGCTTCCCGATCCGGCACCAGTTATTCCGGAACCTGTTGTTTATGCTCAGGTTCCCGCAGTGGACCAACCTCCGGAGCCCACGCGCTGCAGGGTGGATCCTCTCCTGGAAGAAATGCGCGAAACGTACATCCGCAAAAACCACGACTATGGAGATTCCTTCAGCAGGTCGGTTTCCTCGTTCGGTCTCGTAGCCGCCGCGGTTCGCATGAGCGACAAGTGGAGCCGGGCTGAACATCTGATGAAGGGCGCCGTCCCAAAAGTCACAACAGAGACGCTGCGGGACACGCTGATGGATCTGGCCAACTATTGCATCATGACGGTGTACGAGCTGGACCGAAACGAACATACCGACGAATATGGTTCACGCGGATGAGAATACGCAAGCGGTCCAGGATGGCAGGCCATCGCCATGTGCTCTTCAACAACGCGTCGCGTTTAATTACACTTCTTGCCGTCTGCGGTAGCATTCGCATTCAAACCAATAGGCGATAAGCACCAGTATTTTATAGTTTTCGGGTCTGCCCTTTCTTTCCTGCACCCATTTTCCTGGAAACAAGCCATAACAGGCGATCCTGATTACATATTTTCAACCAAATCGAAAGCGAGGTATTACATGGATCCACTGAACCTGTCCAATCTTCAAAATGGCGCTGTCATTGAGCGCGTAGACTGGGAACTTCAGAAAATCGCCCGAAACATCGCTGACCCGAACACTGATCCGAAGAAGGCTAGGACTCTTACGCTGAAGCTGAAAATCGTACCGGACGAAACCCGGGAAATCAGCGACATCGAAATCTCGGTTGCATCAACTACCGTTCCCATGAAGCCGCTGAAAACGCGGATGTACATGGACGAGGACGGTTCAGGCAACTACCAGATGCAGGAGCTGGTTAAAAACCAGATGCCCGGTCAAGTCACCGTCGACGAAGCCGCACCGAACGTGCGGCAGTTGAAAGGAGCGAAGTGATGATGGACAAAGAAACTATCATGAAAATTGAGGAACTTGCGCTGCGTGCTGCTGAGTCGAAGATGATCAACGGACTCCCGTACATTCCCGCTGGATTCTCGCGAGTCAAAACACCAGAACCGGAACCACTCGAGGTGAAGACCCTGACGGCTGTCGTGGATTACCTGACGGCTGATGCGGACCTGATCCGCGCCGGTGGTCCCGTGTTCATCCATGTCATCGACCAAGCGACTGTTGCCATCCGTTCTACCCTTGACACAGGAGATGCCCGGCGGGAAACATACCTCATCGCACAAGCTCAGCCGAATCCGTTCCAGTTTGGCCGCTTCATGGAAACAGAAGAATTCATCATCGGCGTTCAGGCGCTGTTCGTCGACGAGAAGGACCGCAGCACCGTGCTGCAGCTCGTGGGCAACATCAAGGAAGAATCCGTGCAGAATACCGGGGATGACGGCGTCAGCCAGAAGGTAACAGCACGCCAGGGCGTGTCCATTGCAGTCAATGTCAAAGTGCCGAACCCTGTCATCCTCGCGCCATTCCGGACGTTCCCGGAGATTAAGCAACCTTCGTCTCCTTTCGTTTGCCGTCTGCAGTCAGGCCCGAAGGCCGCGCTGATTGAAGCAGATGGCGGCGCATGGAAAAACGATGCCATCAGTGCCATTGCCGACTTCCTCCGGACCAATCTCAGCGACTATACCACCAGACCGGTTCACATCATCGCTTAAGGACCATCTGAGGGGTGGGTGACTGCCCCTCATTTTCACCAGAATGCGGATGGTTGGAAATCTCCAAGCGCTTGGAAATATGGGGAGGATAGCAAAATGAAAGAGCAAGCCATTGCAAAAATCCGGGACGAAATGACAGCGAATCCCGGGAGCGCCTATCACACCACCATTGGGGAATATCTCCTTTCTCACATCGAGCACTGGCCTGAACATGCTGCCAATATCCTGGCCGACGGGAAAACCATTTCCAAAAGCCTCGACCACATGCGCGAGGTTGCTTCCAAAAAGAAAACCGGGAACTTCGCCATGCTGACCCCGTCCGAAGGGTTCGCCGCGGTATCGGAATACTACGGGATCATCGAAACAAATCCAGTCATCAACATCGCATCACCGAGTCCGGTCGCCTCCGCCTCTTCTCCCGGCGCATTCGACATCTCCCTCGACGATCTGCTGTAGGTGGACACATGGAGAAACGTATGACGCTGGTTGAGGCACTGCCGCATATGCCATGTGAAGTATCCGACGATATTGCCAGATTCGTCACAGAGGACGTTTTCAGGAATCACCGGTATCTGTTTCTTTCCAGAGACCGAAAACGCGTCTGGGTTCACTGTACGCATTGCTGTGGGGACAGTTTGGCCATTGGGAACATGACGCACAACAATCGAGCCAAATGTCCAATATGCGGTGTTAGTTGCATCGTGAAAGACACACGGTATAAACGGTCAACGATGATTGATCAGGCCTATTTCGTTTGGTATGAGAAATCCTCTATCGATCCTCAGGTCGTTGTCGCTCGTGGGTTCGTCGCGGTGCACGACTGGCGCGGAGATTATCGGACGGTTGGCACCCAGTACATGCTGGAAACCTTCTATGTCTTTCGCCCTGGGCATTGCGGAGCGATGTTCTGGGATTCCGGGTGCTGGTATCCTCGCTGGCGAGACAACAATTGGCATGATAGCTGGAATCGGAATCCACGGGAGATGAGTACCGTATGGTCCAGAATGACCTATTACCAACAGAAGAAATGGATATGCAACACAGAATGTTCGCCGCATAACGTACAAAATGCCTTGACAGGAACGCCTTTGCAATATGTCCCGCTGCTATACGACTACTGGTCCGCCAGTCCGGATATGGTGAAATTGCTGGCTCTCGCTTGCCGGTACCCCTGCGTCGAATATCTCACAAAGATGGGACTCGACACCTTGGTTTCCGAGCGGCTGGAACAGGGAGGCGCAAACAATGCGGTGAACTGGAATGGGAAAACGGTCATGAAGGTTTTGCGCTGTGGGAAGCAGGACATTCGTGTCATCAGGGAGCAATTCAAATCATCCGGATGGACCTCGATTTATCTCTGGCTCTATCAACAGACATTGAAAAATAATCTCAGACTGACCTTGGACGACATTTCTCTGGTTATCCGGATCTTTGGACATGACAAGAAAACCATCACGAAAGAACTGCTGGCTCAGGCGGATGTTCTGAAGTTCATCCGGTACATCGGAAAACAATTTCTATCACCACACTATTACGGTTCCATACAAACAACTCGGCGTGATTATCAGGATTATATCCGTGACTGTGAATCGTTGAAAATGGACTGCAGTATTGAAGCAATCCGATACCCGTCCGACCTGCACAAGGCGCACCAGGAAACAATCAAACGAGTGAAACATCTGGCCGACGAGTCTCTCAATGCTAAGATATCCGAGCTTGTGAAGAAACTGAATCTGAAGTACCGGTACCAGAATGACAAGTTGCTGATCCGGCCGGCGGCCAGCAGCGCGGAACTCGTGAAGGAAGGAAACGCGCTGAACCATTGCGTGGGAGGATATGCAGAGCGTTATGCGAACGGGAGCACCATCCTGCTCGTGATCCGGAGGGTAAAACAGCCGAACCGTTCGTTCTACACGGTCGAGATGGGCGCGCCGGATATTGTCCGTCAGTGTCGCGGAAAGGAAAACTGCAAGGCCACACCGGCCATCAAAAACTTTCTTGATGAGTTCGTCGCCAGCCTGAAACCGAAAGCAAAAACACAAACGCAGGACCGGGAAACCGTGCCGGCATAACAGAGGAGGATCCCATGAACGACATGACTACCCAGAGCACAGATGCACCAGTTTTTCTGATTGTCAGGACATCGGATGTCATCGCGGCGGAAATCAACGGCATCAAGGCACAGACACGCTCCATGATGATGACGGCCAGCATCGAAATCGGAAGGAGGCTGACCGAGGCTAAAAGCCTCCTGGACCACGGAGAGTGGGGTGAATGGCTCGAATCACGTGTCGCCTACTCAAAATCCACTGCAAACAACCTCATGCGCATCTTCGACGAATTCGGAGCAAGGCAGATAACCATGCTCGATGACAATGCTTCTTCCGCTACGTTTCAGCGGTTGGGATATACGCAGGCTGTCGCGCTGCTGGGATTGCCGGCCGATGATCGGGAGGCGTTCATCGCTGAAAACCCGGTGGACGAAATGAGCACCCGAGAACTGCAGCAGGCGATTCGTGAACGGGACCAGGCCAGGATGGAGAAGGATAAGGCGGAAAAAGCGGCTGATGATGCGACAATGCGCATGCTGAAGGAAATGAAACGGGCGGAGACGGCCGAAGCGGATGCAATTGGCGCAGAGGAAGAAAACGCGGAGGCCATCGAGGCGGCACAGGCCAAGGTTGTGGCTGCAGAGGCAGCACGCGCACGAGCCGAGAAGGAAGCCCGCAAGGAACTGAATGAAATCAAGGCTGAACGGGACGAGCAGGCACAAGTTCTTAGAGAACGCCAGGAGCAGACTGCAGAGTTGAAAAAACAGCTCATCGAGCTACAGTCCAAACCGATGCAGGTCAATCCCGGCGCAACCGAGGAGGACATCTCCGAAATCCGGACCAAGTTGGCGGCCGACTATGAACAAAAGCTTGCGGATGCGGATGCGGCGATGCGGGCATCTGCCGTGAAAATGAAGGAACTGCAGGCACTTGCAGAGCGGAAAGGAAACGAGTCGGCCATCAAGTTCCGGGCTCATTTCGAGACTATCACAAGCGTATTCGGGCTTTTGCTGGCTTCATTGGGTGAAATCAAAACAAGTGATGAGGACATGCATCGGAAGCACCAGGGGGCCGTCCTGCAACTGTTGGAGAAAATGCGCGAGAGGTTGTGAGACTTCAGATGGAAAAGCTTACAAAGAGCTGTAAAAACTGCCTCGGATGCAATCGCATGGAACTGGACGGATGGGCGGAACCTCAATTCTGCCCGTCCAGCCCAGACCCGGAACACCGATATCCTCCAAAGCAAATGACAATGGAGAGACAAAAGGAGTGACAAGCTGATGCCAAACCGAATCATAAAAGAAAGCATTTGCAGTAGTGAATCTGTCAACGAGCTTTCGTGGTTCGAGGAAGTGGTTTTCTATCGTCTGATCGTCAACTGCGACGATTACGGATGTTTTGATGCAAGACCACCCATTCTGAAGGCCAGGTTATTCCCATTAAAATCCGTGACCGAAAAGCAACTGTCCGATGCGCTTTATAAGCTGGCGACGGCAGGTATTGTACGGCTATACGAGTATGAGCAAAAACCGTACCTGCAATTTTCATCTTGGGCACAACATCAGCAGATTCGGGCACGAAAACACAAGTTTCCGGAACCGGATGATATCAACGGTAATCATCTGATATCAGATGATATCAATTGCAATCAGATGATATCAGATGATTACAATTGCTCCTCGCGCGCGCGGAATCCAATCCAATCCGAATCCAATCCGAATCCGAATCCGAATCCGAATCCGAATACGAATACAAACGCGAAAAAGACGGAGCGAGCTCCATTTGTTCTTCTGTCGGATGATGAGTTTTCATCATTGACAGAAGAGTATGGGCAAGACGCAACAAATTGGATGCTGACCAAACTGTCGAATTACAAACAGGCAAACGGGAAAAAGTACAAGTCCGACGCAGCTGCCATCCGGTCATGGGTTGTTAGCTCGTGGATGGATGACAAAACAAAAGGGAAAGCGGCTTCGTCAGAACCCCTGCCGGAATATCTGAAGAAAGGAGCGCCGTGGCCAGATGCTTCGAAATGAGTTCAATTCGATCATGAGCCTCATGAACGATATCTGGGGTGGGTATAACCCATCGACTTTCGACACATGGTTTCAACTCCTCGAGAAATTCCAAGCGGCCACTGTCCGCGATGCAGTATGGATGATGGCTGAAACGGTCAAGATGAAGCCCCGGATTGCAGATATCGTCGATGCCATGGGAAAGTCAGGAACTGTCGGTGGCGGCTCACAGGCAATAGAACCGACTACATGCTTCTGCGGTGGATCTGGATGGGTGACAGTAGAGAAGGAGCCGCGGGAATTCGTGATGATGCGCTGCATCTGCGAGAGGGGAGACCGGCTGAGCGAGAAGTATTCACGACTGACTGATGGAATGATAAAAGCCCGCAGAATCAACATAAAAGGCGAAGTACGATTACGGAACCCGGAAGAGGAGGCCAGGGAAACGAAAATTCTGGGGATGGACACAGACAAGCTGATTGCAGGGTGCAAACGCCGGCTGGGACAGATGGGAGGGAGACTCTGATGGATATGGATCGTGAGGAGCAATGGCGGAAATCACTCGGAACGATGGTCGATGCTGCAGCAGATAAAATCGGACAGGCAGACCGGGTGTTGTCGGCAGTGTACAAGCTGAAACCTGAGGAAGGCGCGATCCTGTGGGATTGCCAGTGGAAGGACGGGCGGCTGTATGGAGAAGTGATTGGTGACGCGCTGACGGCCGCACAGGTCACGGTGTATGGGTTACTCGGCGCTATTGAACGATTGATTGCCCAGATAAAAGCGACGGAGGATTGAAGAATGGACGGGAACGAATATCAACGCCTTGCGGCCAGAACATCCGGCTCACTCACAAAATCGCAAATGATGATGAATGGGATTCTCGGGTTGTGTGGCGAGACAGGTGAGGTGGCCGATCAAATCAAGAAACATCTGTATCAGGGTCATGAATTATCACGAGAGGACCTCATCAATGAGCTCGGGGATGTCTGCTGGTACATTGCGCAGCTGGCCAGCTCAATGGGGACAGACCTGAACACGGTGCTGGAGAAGAACATTGAAAAGTTGAGGTTGCGGTATCCGGATGGATTCTCTGTTGAGAGGTCATTGTATCGGGACTGATGAAAAAATGGAGGATGAGTGAATGGAAAAGCTTATTGTATCGACCAATATTGAGAGTAACGGCGAGAGAGTATCATATGGACGAATTCCTGGAGGATTGATCGAGGGGTTTGATGGTATTGTTTTTTACTTTTGGACAGAAGATGCGTTTGACGCTCAAAAACATGAAAACATCGTGAAGCCGATTATTGATGAAATGGTTCGCCAGAATGAGGATTATGGGACACGCTGGGTTATATCGAAGATTGATGCCGTCATATGGACAGCCCAGAAGCAGGTGACGGTGGTTTCGTTCCGGATTCGTGATTCGTATTGATAGTTCCTGACTGATTCGATTGCCTCTTAGAGGCCGGGAGGTTTGATATGAAATATCGTGCGGAATTTGAAATGAAATCCCTTGATTGCTTCACTTGTCCACTAACAAACGGTTCAGATGAATGCGAGTTGTTGAAAGGTGATTTTGAAGACACTGACGAACAGGTATTGTCTTGCCCGTTGATAGAAGTGAAACCGTATCTGGTATCGGTGGAATCACGAAGGCTACCGCAGGTTGGAATCATTCGTGAGTGCCGGTGTGGGAAATGCGGGAAGGAAATTCATCTTGACGAGCCAAGAACGGAAATCAAATTTTGCCGAAAATGTGGAGCGGAACTGAATTGGGATGCCATGATTGCCGACGAAAAGCGACTCGATGAGAGTAAGCCCACAATCAAAGACCTGCAAGCGTACTGGGATCGAAAGAATGCCGAGGCCCAGACGGGCCGGGAGGAATAGGCATGAAACCTGCCGTTGAGATTGAAGACGAGATTGTTTGCCTCACAACCAGAATACAGACAAGCGTATTTTACAGAAGACGAAAAGCCGACCGTGGGCAGTTTCTTGGAGTCGAACGCCCACCCGCTGACAAAACAGATGCGGCCATCCTGCGTGACATCATGTCGGCGAGGCAACGCCTTATGGAACTTGCCAAGGCAATCAAAGATGACCGAAGGTAATTCGCAAAATGGGGAACTTGTGAGGTAACGATGCTGCTGAAATGGCTTGATACCGTTTGGATTGCGGTCCTATGGAATGGAAGGCTGGCATGCGAAATCAGGTTTGTACATATCGTCATGGGTTCATGCATCCCGCTGATTTTTGCGGTTCTGTGGTGGATGAAGAAGAAATGACCCAGGTTGGCAATATCGCGACGATCCGGGAAGCGGTTACCGGGGAGCGTTTGCAGGATGAACTGGCCTTATAGGCGGTCAGCAATTCCAACGGATACAGCACACTCGGCGGGCTGCCGCGCCCGTTCTTTTTTCAAAAGGTGGTTCATCAAAAGCGACTTGGGAGGACAAATGATGAATGCTGAACGGTTTCTTCGGGAATATCCGTCTATGGGTGAAGAAATAATGAGACTGAATCGGGAACTGAACAACTTGATTATGTGCAAAGATGAGTCGTACTGCACCTTGGGCGCGCAGAACATAACGGATATGCCTCGAAATGCTACACCGGAGGAGAATCCGAGTAGTGTGGAAAAAGCGGTCATAAAGCTGATTGATAGGTTTGCTGAGCGAGAAGATTTTTACATCGGGAAAATCAATTATCTGATTGAACAGCAAAAGATGTTCGAGAGGATATGGGCGGACATGGATTTATTGTCATCGGTTGAACGCCGTATCATTGAACTCCGTTGTTTCCAAGAGAGCACCTGGGATTCCGTATGCCAGGTTATTCACTACAGCAGGCGCGGAGCAGAAAAAATCTATCAGAAGGCAATTTCGAAACTTCAAGACCAAATAAATTCGGTTGCATTTTAAAAGAGTGCACACAAGTGCACAAAACTATGTGTTATATTCAAATCATCGAAAATCATCGAGCGGACGGCAATGCCTCCGCTTTTTGTTTTCTCCTTTTGAAGCGGGTGGTGAGTAAATGAACATAGTTGAACCAATCAGAGACGAAGGTCTGGTGAGGGAAATTGCTGACTGGATGAAAAAATCCAGTGCCGATGATCCTGAACTATGTGAACGGAATCATGTTCTTTGGATGATGGGCATATACTCAGGCCTTCGGATATCCGATCTTGTGAAAAACCGGATATCTGCAGTGAAGGATAAGAAGTGCCTGACACTTCGGGAAACAAAAACAGGCAAGCAAACAACCATTGAAATTGCACCACCTTTGAGGGCATGCCTTGCGAAGTATTGTTCTGACCGTGATCCGGAAGAATATTTGATTCGCAGCCGAGAAGGATACAACAAACCCATCACCAGGCAGCAGGCCTACAACATTCTCAATAAAATGGCAGCACACTTCAAACTGGAGAACATCGGATGCCATACCATGAGGAAAACATTCGGATATCACTTTTACAAGGAATACCGCGATATAGTGATATTGATGAACATATTCAATCATTCCAACCAATCAATAACCCTTCGATACATAGGCATTAACCAAGAGGAAATAGGCTTAAAGATGAAGAAATTTCGTATATTTTAAGTACAGTTTGACATATTGAAAAACAAACAAACTCGAAAATGTGAGTATAAGCGAAACGAGCATCATTAGCCATGTTGAGTAACACAAAGCGTATTTGACACAATGTCCCCAGCGTCCAACACAAGCAACAAAACAGGTGCACACACGTGGCGCATGACAGAGGGGAACAAAAGCATGGCACGATTCCCTGATGTATATGCATCAAGAGAATGGAAACAAGTCAGGAGATACATCATCTCCAGGGCATATGGACTGTGTGAACGCTGCAAGCGCAACGGCAAAGTCAGGGCAGGCAAGGAAGTACATCACAAGATAGCACTGACTGAAGAGAACAAGACGGACTGGAGCATCGCATTCAACCCATCCAACCTCGAACTGCTCTGCTCTGATTGTCACAACGATACCCATGACCGGTCGATAGGGCTTCAAGCATTCACAACCCCCCCGGGGGGTGACTTTTGAACGAATTTTGGGATACCGATACAAGGGAGCTTCAATTTCTCCACGGGGGCACGCACTAGAGGGGGGTACCATGGCGAAGAGCACGGCAACGTCAAAGAAACTGCGGACGCAGCTGAAAAAGCGTGCGGATGAGGTGTCGATGGAGACCAGGACAATCCTTGACGGCCTCCTCGATGAGTTGGAACGCGTCGAGAACATCAGGGATGCCCTGTACACGGAGTACACGAAAGAAACCAAGCCGACAGATGAGTACACAAACAAGGCCGGTGCCACCAATCTGGTCATCAGCCCTGTGATAAAGGAATACAAGTTGTATTCAAAGCTGTGCCACGAGATCATGGTCAAGATACACAGCATTTTGGAAAGCATCCCGCCGCCCAGGAAGGGATACGATGCGCTGAGCACGTTGATTGCGAGGCCGAGAACATGAAGATGCCGGAGTATATCCGGCTATGGCACGGATATGTCGACGCTGAACCGCAGAAACATAGCCGGGCGGTGCGACAGCTGCGTCTCCTGGTCGAGAAACTCCTGAAGCAGAAGAACATCCTGTTCGACCCGATTGATGTCGATGCCTTCGAAACGTTCTGCAAGCTGCTCCGTCACAAGGAAGGCAAGTGGGCCGGGCTTCCCTTGGAGCTAACCCGTGAACAAAAGTATATCGCGGCTTGTGTGCTGGGCATCAAAGTAAAGAATGACGATGGACGCTGGATCCGGTTCTTCCGAGAGATGGTCCTGATTGTCGCCAGAAAATGGGGAAAGTCAGTTTTCATTTCTGCGCTGGGTTTGTACTTCACATGCGCGGATCGGGAGCCAGCCGCTCAGGTCTGGTGTCTCGCAACCGTGAAGGCTCAGGCTGAAATCGTTTGGCAGAATGCCGTCGACTTTGCAGATGACAGTCCAGTGCTGCGGGAACATCTCAGACGGAGGAAAGACACTTCTGGCCATCGCCTGGTACATGCAGACAGCCGTTCCTACATGAAAGCCGGTGACCGAAACAGTCAGACGAAGGACGGTTTGAATCCGCATGCGTTCATCATCGATGAGTGCCATGCCATCAAGGACCGCAACACATATGATGTCTTCTCGTCAGCCACCGGCGCACGGGAACAGCCCATGGGAATCATCATCTCGACGAACGGGTTCACGCGGGAAAGCATTTTCGACAGTGTGTATGACCGGTGCAAGAAAGTGCTGACCGAATTGGATCTGGCCATGCGATTGTTCCCGATGATATTCGAAATCGACGATGACGATGATCCGAATGATGAAAGCTGTTGGGGAAAAGCGAATCCGGGTCTGGGAGATCGGCCGACGATAGATTATCTGCGTAACGAATATGTGAAAGCAAAGTCGGACCCGGCACAGTGGCCGTCATTCCTGGCCAAACACTTGAACCGGGCCAGCAATTCATCCGCCATTTTTTTCGACCTGCAGACGATTGACCAGTGCGCCGGAGACATTCAGGAAAAAGAGTACACAAACTGCTATGCGGTCGGAGGAGTCGACCTTGCGGAAACAACTGACCTTTGCTGCGCATCGGCCATCATTCCGATAAATGGAAAGCTGAACCTGATTCAACGGTACTTCGTTCCGGCCGGTCGCATCGAGCAGAACAGCAAAGCGGACAAGATGGCCTATCTGTCCTTCACAGAAACGAATGCACCGGATGCCATGAACCGGCAGCTGTTGCAGGTATGTGATGGGCCGATGGTACGAAAATCCGATGTGACTCAGTGGTTCATCGAACTGGCGGAGAAGTACCAGGTAACCTTCTGGAAAATCGGATTCGACCGCTGGCATGGTGGAGACTGGGTGGATGAGATGGAAATGAACGGCTTTCCAAAGGAGGATCGGCAGGAACGCGGCGTCACCTTCCCGGTTGCGATGGGTGCCATCACACTCAGCACCCCGATGAAAGAAACCAAAGCGCTGTTCGAATCTGACGAAGTGAGGTTCAGCAGACACAACGGATTGTTCCGATGGTGCACCACCAATACGGCCGCACTCATCGACCAGAACAACAATGTCCGTCCAGACAAATCGAAAAGCAGGGCACGCATCGATGGATACGTGTCTTTTTTGATTGCCTATATCGCATATAGAAAAGTGAAGGACATGTTCAGCGAATACCAGACGTGAAAGGAGGTGAGAAATTGGGAGTGTTCAACAATATGGCGGGATGGTTTCGGAGGGACAAGGTGACAGCATCCCGCATAATCGACCTGCTCCGGCGCGGGAATGGTCTGCTGGAAATCAATCGTGACCTCTACAGCATTCCGGAGATTCGGACTGCCATCAATTTCATTGCAGAAAAGGTCGGATGCGTTCCGTTCTTCCATGTCAGGGCTGACATGGAGGGAAACATCCAGATGCTCCGCGACAAGGTGAACTATGTTCTAACCATTCGTGCAAATCCATTGCAGGGTCCACAGGTATTCATCACGCACCTGATCACCCGGCTGCTGCTGACAAACAACGCCTATGCCATTCCGGATTGGGCGGAGGATGGTTCGCTTCGTGCGCTCTATCCACTGCCATATTCCAGGCATGAATTCAAAACATTGGCGGACGGAAGTCTTGTCATCCGCTTTCCTGCGGATCCGGGATTCGAATACTTGTACGAGGATGTCATCCACCTGCAGCGGTTCCCTGGCACGAACGGAGGCACATGGAGTCAAGCCACCGGAAACTACGTTCAGATCGTCAGCACCATCCAGAACCAAGCCGTGAAGGATTCAGAAAGTTCCGGCCGGGTGTCGGCTCTTCTCCAGGTGAAGTCACAGCTCAAAGGTTCGGACATGAAGAAGAAGCTGGAAGAGTTCAAGGAACTTTTCCTGAATTCGGAGAACAGTACCGGCTTCGGCATGATTGGCATGGAGTACGATGTCCACAAGTTGGACATGAAACTGAATCCGCTGGATTCGAAGCTGATGGAATCCATCACGCGCAGCCTGTACAACTATTTCGGTGTGTCAACGGAAATTATCAACGGAAACGCCACAGAACTTCAGTATGAACAGTTTGTGGACAACACCGTCAAGCCGGTTGTCTATCAGCTGGAGGAGGAGCTGACATACAAGCTGTTCAGCCGGCCGGAATTGGAACGAAATCATCGGGTGCAGGCTGAGCTGATTGATTTGGAAATCTCGACATTGACAGCCAAGACGCAGTTCTACAAGGAAATGGTCTATGGAACCATCATGAACCGGAACGAGATTCGGCGCCGAATCGGGTTGCCGCGAGGGCCGAAGAAGCTGGACGAGTTCACCGGGAACAAAAACTTCGAGCCGCTTGGTGATGCGGGAGCCAATACTGCCCAGCCGCCTGAAGATGAAAAGAAAGGAGGTGCAGCAAATGAAGGCGCAGGAGAAACAAGCGATGGAGAAACGGGCACTGAGGTTTGATGATTCCAATATGCGGGCAGTCCAGGAAGAGAACCGCCGAGTGATACGCGGGTACCCGATTCTGTTCAATGTGCCCGGGTATCCGTATCTCGGCAGTGAGTGGACCGAAGTGATTGACCAGCGTGCGCTCGAGGGAGTGGATTTATCCAACCTGCTCCTGCTGCTGGACCATGATACCGGACTCATACTGGCCCGCAGCGGAAAGAACATGCGGGCGCAGGTGGATGATGTCGGTCTTTTCATTGAAGCGGACCTTGGAGACACCCAACTGGACGATTATGCGTTCGACCGGGTTCAGCGTGGGATTCTGGACGGCATGTCCTTCTGGTTCTTCGCAGACCGAATTGATCAGGATTCTGATAAGCGCGTCGACAGAATCATGCACATCACAGATGTCATGGAAGTCAGTCTGGTTGCCTTTCCGGCATACCCGGCCACGGTTGCTGTTGCCATGGATTTACCTCCGAGCACGCAGAGAAGCAGCGATGAGCCGCCAACTGCCGGCGGAACGGATGAACAGGTGCGGGCGATTGCCCTGCTTGATTATGAACTTGCAAAGATTTGACAAGGAGGACTGAAGTACATGATGAGCCAGAAAGAGGCGGCGGAATTGCGTCGCCAGAAAACCGACCTGGAGCAGCAACGCCTGGAGCTGAAGCGAAAGTGCGAACAGCACCGGTCTGCAATGAACACGGACGAACTGAACACCAACACGGAGCAGCTGCGTTCTCTCGGAGACAAGATTGACGAGATCAACGAGAAACTGACAGATGCTCCCCAAGATTCCACACCCAAGGGAGGGGTGAGAAACATGCGTGCTGACATCAACCAGGAAAACTTCCGCAGCTCCGACCACTACCGCGATGCATTCTTCCGCTCGTTCATGAGCGGCAAGGTTGCGGAATCCGACAACGAGGTCATGGCGTTCGGCAAGCGTGCCATTACGGACATGAACGGCTTGTCCGTGACATCTGGCGCCGAATACCTGGTGCCTCAGACTACTCTGAGCCAGATCAAGGCTATCATCACCAAGTACGGGGCGATCTATGCAAAGGTCACCAAGTACAACTTCAATGGCGATGTGACCATCCCGATCGGCACCGCAGGTACCCCCACCAATGAGTCTGATGGCACCGATACCCTTACCTTCACATTCACCGAAGTGGCCATCAACCAGCAAGCTGTTGTCGCAACGGTTTCTGTGAAGAACCTGTTGATGAAGAACAGCATCGCCGGTCTGGAAGCTTATCTTGCCATGGAAATCGGCAAGTACGTTGGCCTGCAGATCGAGAACTATCTGGTGAATGGTTCGCTTTCCACCAGCAAGTTCGAGGGAATTGTCACCGCCATCACTGCGGCTCCGTCTGCAGCAGAAACCTATGATGAAGTCGACTGGGATCTCATCAACGATGTTCAGGCTGCCGTGGAATCTCCGTATGGAGACAATGGCACCTGGATGATGAGGCGTGCAACCTTCTTCTCGAAGTTCCGCAAGGCTACGGATGCCGAAGGCCGTCCGCTGGTGGTCACTTCCGGCGGTTCCGGCTCCTCCACATACACACTGGACGGCCGTCCGGTCATCTTCTCCACTCAGATCGCAGCTGATGCGTTCATTTACGGTGACCTTGACCAGTACATCGTGAACGAAACGCAGGAGTTCATCATCGAGGCCGACGCTTCCGCCGGGTTCGCTGCTGACAAGACTGTCTGGAGGGGCAAGGTTTACGCTGGTGGCCGGCCGCTTTTCGCGAAGACCGCTTTCGTTTACTACACCTATACTGGCGAGTAATTCGCCAGTGTGAACATGTCATTCATTTTGCAACAACATGAGCAGGGATAGGGAGCCGTTGGGCTCCCTTCCTGCGTCTTTTAAGGAAGGAGGAGTTTGAATGACTCCGTACAAATACGGATTTGGACAGAGACTGTCCACAGATGCCAAAATTGCGGTGGATCGTGGTTTCGTCGCTCACTACAATATTCCCGCTGCCGATGCGGTGGCCGCGTCCACTACTGGCGTTCATGCTGCCATGAACAGCACCGGAACCCCTTTGGTTGTCACCACGGGAATCACCAATCCGGCTGTACCCAGAAATGTGACAGCGACTGCAGGCGGAACTGCAACAGACATCAAGGCCATTCAGGTGGTTGTTGCCGGTACCGACTTCGCTGATGAGGCTATCACAGAAACCCTTCCAGCTTTCACTGTCGACACGGCTGGAAGCGTCGCGGGGAACAAGGCGTTCAAGACCATCACGAGCATCAGCGTCCCCAATCATGACGGCAATGGCGCAACCACGGCCATCGGCTTTGGTGACAAGCTTGGATTGCCATACAAGCTCCCGCACAACACCGTGATTGAAACGTATGTGGACAATGCGAAAGAAGCCACTGCGCCAACTGTCACGACCTCCGTCACAGTGCTTGATGGTAATACCCTGGACCCAAACACCGCGCTCAACGGCAAAGTGGTCGATATCTACCTGATCGTATAGGAGGTGGAACATGACAGATGCTGAGCTGCTGAGCAAAGTGAAAAGCGGCATGCTGGTGCAGGGCAGCCATCTGGATGTAGCCATCTCCCAGAGATTGCTGGCAGTGAAACAGTATGTCGGGAATGCCGGTGTAACAACTGAGCAGATAGAAAGCGACCTTGGGGTTGCTGTCCTGACGCTCGGTGTGACGGACCTGATGACATTGTCTGGCGGAGAGGTGAAATTCTCTGATGCCTTCGATATCATCATGACTCAATTGAAGGCGGTGAGCATGCCGGATGTATAAGCCGAAAGCACTTGCCATGACAACCCCATTCCGTTTGAAGCATAGAACTGGAACCAGCGTAAACGGAGCCATGAACGGAGACTACCAGGACGCAGCCACTCCGGCTGTTCGCTTTGGCGAGTACAAACCTTTTCATGGCTCCGAAGCGCTGCATGCCGGAACCATGCAGATCCAGGACGGTGGAACCTTGATCACCTGGTACATGCCGGACTATGCATTTTCAGACCGTGTGCTGATCAATGACAATGCGGCCACGGTCTATGACGTGATCAGCATTGAGAACGTCGATAATCGGAACCTGTACATCGTGATGAAACTCCGCAGGGTGGTGACGGCCTGATGGCAGGGATAAAGAGTCCGTCCAATTTAAAGACTATCAAGTTCAATCTGAAGGGCACTACCGAACTACTGAAGAAAATTGAGAAGGCAGGGAACAACATCGAGCGTGTGGTGGCGCACGCGCTTGAGGAGAGTGCAAAGCCGATATATCAGGACCTCGACATCTGGACAGCGGAGCACGCACTTACAGGTGCGACACGCAAGGGCATGAATCTTTCAAATGTCGTAAAGAGCGGTAATCGGTTTTATGTTGAAGTAGGAATTGATACTAATAAAGGGCCGCTCGCATGGCATGCTGTGTTCGTTGAATACGGCTCACCTACCCAGAAAGCAGATCCCGGTATCCGTAAGGCGTTCGAAGGCAACAAGGCCCGTGTGAGAACTATCCAAAAGAGAATTCTTGTGGAGGGAGGAATACCAACTGGCTGACGTAATTGGCAAAGTATATGCCGCGCTCTCAACAATCGGGTACCCGGTTCGAGAACAAGGGTCGTATGCAGCTTCTGAAGTTCTTCCGGCGACACTTGTGACGTATCAGGTGATTGGACAGGCACCATCCGGACATGCTGACGGTCTGCCGACCGGTTTCATTTCAAGAATACAGGTCGCCTTGTATTCTACTGACCCAGCCATTACTCAAACTGCATTGAGGACATTTCTGACCACTATGCAGCCGGCAGGATTCCTTTTTTCATCGGGGCGGCAGCTTCCGTTGGATGAGCAATCCGGCCACTACGGGTTTACAGCTGATTTCAATATCTATGAAAGTGAGGTTTGATGAATGGACCAGAAATATGCCGAATTCATTGGCGTTGACAGCGTTTACTATGCGCTGATCACAGCCGACACCGACTCCGCGTACACTGCGGGAACTCCGCAGTACCTGGCGCCGGTCGCAGAGATCGCCGGGGAGCCGGAGGTCAACAACAAGACCACATACTACGACAATGCAGCGGCCAACAACTACGTCACCGAGGGAAAGACAGAACTCAAGGTTACGGTCGCGAACGTACCTGCGCAGCTGATGGCCACGCTCCTGGGTAAGGCTTACGACGCCGCATCCGGCCGGGTCTATGACAGCGGTCAAGCCAACCCACCCAAGGTCGCGCTCGGATTCCGGTTTGCAATGGGACAGGACAAGGCCCGGTACTACTGGTTTCTGGCAGGCACATTCAGCGGCGGCGCTGAGGAAGCGACTACCAAGACCTCCGATGTGGATGAGAAGACCTACACGCTTACATTCACGGCAGTCACGACAGCCTTCAAGTGGACGGTCAACACTGTCCTGACGTCGCTCAAGCGCACATTTGCTGACACGTCTGACTCGGCTTTCGACCCGACCGGATGGTTCACCCAGGTACAGACACCGAGTACCACGGTGGCTCCGTCCGCGGTATCACTGTCTACCATCGTTCCTGCGGATGGCGCGGCCAGCGTCGCCCGTACATCGACCATCGTCCTGACGTTCAACAACAAGATCGCCTCCGAGGCCATCACGCTGATCAACAGCACAAGCGGCGACACGGTGGTATTCACCAAAGCGTGGGACACGGCTGGAAAGGTTCTCACCATCACCCCTTCCGCGACTCTGGCGGCAACCACGAAGTTTATCGTGGCGATCGCAGGCGTGGTCGACGTGTATGGCCAGGCTCTGGCTGCAAATGGGAAGGACTTCACGACCGCGGCATAATCCAGTACAACAGGACGATATAGGGAGGGCGGCGTGAATGCCGCCCTCTTTACAAAAACAGAGGAGGACAACCATATGAAACCTGTTGTGCTGACGTTCACGGATGCTCAAGGCAACAAGACAAAAACCTACTCCACCTGCAGCATCAAGACCGGCATCATGGATCGGATCTTCGACATTGCGGAGAAGGCCGAGGAGTATGAGAGCGGGAAGCTGGGAGTGGCAGAGTCCCGCGGGTTCTTCCGCGATCTTAAGGCGATCATGGTTGACGCTTTCGGGCGTCAATTCACATACGACGAGTTGGACGAGGGGCTAGACTTCGACGAGATGATCCGAGTGTTCACAGAGATGTGCTCGGCCGCAGTGGGTAACCTCGGAAAAAACCGGTGACCGGGGCCGGAGCAGATCCGACCCCGGAGGGATACCGGCAGACCTTGGTCAGTCTCAAGCGCACGATCTTCAAGACGTTCGGATGGACTTTGCATGACATAGACGAGACGGACATCAGCAATCTGCTGGCGTTTATCAATTTTACACCCGAGTTAGACCCGAACACGCGGGTGATCAACGGGAAAACATACACCAGGGCGAACAAGCCACCGTCCTGGCTTTGAGGAGGTGTGAGCGTGGGGAATCAAAACGACAACGACATTGGTGGCAAAGTAGGGCTGGATATATCAGAGTTCAAAACTGGGGTGTCCGAGCTCAACCGCCAGATCCGCGTTATCGATTCCGGGTTCAAGGCCGCTGCAGCGGGCATGGAGGATTGGGGCAGCAACGCCGACGGGCTCAAGAGTCGGATCAGCAGCCTTGGCCAGATCATCGATGCGCAGAAGAAGAAGGTCGCCCTGCTGACCGATGAGTATGCGCGGGTGGCCAAGGAAAAGGGCGAGAGCTCCAAGGAAGCGCAAGACCTCCAGGTCTGGATTAACAAGGAGACCGCGGCCTTCAACAAGAACGAGCTTGAGCTGCGGAAAAACGTCAAGGCGCTGGACAGTCTGGGCACGGAGTCCGCCGACGCCGGGAAAGAGGTCGAGAAGGCCGGAAGCAAGGCCGAGAAGTCCGGTAAGGATGCAGAAAAGGGAGAGTCCGGATGGAGCAAACTTACCGAAGGTTTGGGTAAGGTCGGGAAAGCCGCCGGATTGGCGGTCGCGGGTTTGGCCGCGGCAGCCGCTGGCGCGGCTGTGGGGCTCGGGAAAGCCGTCGTGGAGTCCTTCGGGGAGCTGGAGCAGAACCTTGGAGGGTCAGAGGCTGTTTTTGGACAGTACGCAAAGAGCATCCAGAAAACCGGCGAGGACGCGTACAAGAATCTTGGTGTTTCGCAGTCGGAGTATCTCGCCACTGCGAACAAGGTCGGCGCTCTTTTCCAGGGTGCGGGGCTTGACCAGCAGACATCGCTAAAGCTCACTGAAAAAGCGTTGCAACGCGCAACGGACGCCGCGTCGGTTATGGGCATCGACACGTCAGCCGCGCTTGAGGCCATCACAGGTGCCGCGAAGGGCAATTACACGATGATGGACAACCTCGGGGTGGCGATGAACGAAACGTCGCTCAAAGCGTACGCGCTGTCAAAAGGGCTCGATTACGGTGATATATCAAAAGACCAAGCCAAAAAAGCCGAGTTGGCAATGGAATACTTTTTCGAGAAAACGGCCCAATACGAGGGTAATTTCGCCAGAGAGGCGACCGAGTCGGTCTCCGGCTCGTTTGGCCTTTTGTCGGCCTCGTGGGAATCGATGCTCGCCGGGTTCGGGAACAAGGACGCGGATATGAGCAACCTGACGAGTAATTTTGTGTCCGCGATAAAGGCCGTGATCAGCAACGTGATGCCAATAGTCGACAATATAGTGCAGACACTTCCTACAGTTTTTTCGGCGCTCATTCCAGCGATCAGCGGAATCCTCCCGCAGCTGCTATCGACGGCTGCCTCGCTCTTTGAGTCCTTGCTGGTTGCCATTATAGCACTGCTACCAACATTGATCCCGGTGGTTGTCGACGCGCTGCTGTTGATCACAAACACCCTCGTGGAAAATCTGCCTCTCATAATTGATGCAGCCATGACCCTTGTCGTGACATTGGCGCAAGGCATCGCCAGCGCTCTGCCGGAGCTCATTCCCACGCTTGTGGACACCGTGATGATGATTGTGGATACGCTCGTTGACAACGTCGACATACTGGTGACAGCCGCCATCACCATCATCATGGCGCTGGCCACTGGTCTCATTGACGCCCTCCCGCGGCTCATCAAGGCAGCGCCCCGGATCATCCGGTCCTTGGTGGACGCTTTGCTGGAAAACCTCCCGCTGCTGATCGACGCGGCGATCACGCTGATCATCGAGCTGGCGAAGGCCATCGTGCAGAACCTTCCGCTGCTCGCCCAGGCATCCGTCGAGATCATCGGGGCGCTGGTCAAGGCGCTGGTCAATGGCATCCCGCAGATCCTCGGCATTATCCCGCAGCTGTTCAGCGAGATGGTGAAGGGATTCGCCGCTATTGATTGGGGCAAGCTCGGGAAAGCGATCGTGGACGGCATCAAGAACGGCGTCAAGAACGCGGCGAAGGGTCTCGCAGATTCCGTGGTCAACGCGGCGAGTGGAGCCCTGACCGGCGTGAAGGACTTTCTCGGCATCCGTTCCCCTTCCAGGGTAATGAGGGACGAGGTCGGAACTATGATCGGCGCTGGAATGGCCCAGGGTATCACACGTAGCACCAATCAGGTGAGAGCAGCAATGGGCGGGCTGACTGAACAGATGACAACTGCCGGGCCTGCAGCGTACAGCGCGGGTGGGGGAAACTCTGGCGCTGTGGCAGGCGTTTCCCCGACAATCCTTGTCAACATACCGGTTGCCCTTGATGGCCGTGTCGTGACGAGTTCAACTAGCCGGATACAGCTTGGACAAAACAGATCCAGAGCCCGAGCATTGGGGGTGGCGGTACCGTGAGCAGGATTAGGATATACAATAGCAGCATGACGCTTCTGGGCACTGTCCAGGACGCCCTCACGGCAGCCAGAGCGGAGCGCATCAACAGCGACAACACTCTGACTTTTTCCGTTCCCCTGACATCTGCCATGGCCCCGCTCATCGCGGCCGGCAACGTGGCGGAGCTGGATGGTGACTACTTTGACATCGTCTATTACAGCAAGGGACAGGACAGCAATGGCGACTTGGTGGCCAGTGCGGAGTGCGAGCATGTTTCCTATCGGCTCAACCAGTCGGCATACAATCTGGAATACTTCGCTCAGACCGGCACTCCTACGGCGATCCTGACGGAGCTTTTTGACGGTACTGGGTTCACGGTCGGAACGGTGGAATTCACCACGGCCGTAACCTATTCCGCCCAGGAGGCGAAGAGCCGCCGAATGCTGCTCATGGAATTCGTGAATGTACTCGGTGGGGAGATGGACTTCGACCAGTTCGAGGTCTCCATCCTTACTCAGCGGGGTTCTACGACACCAATTGACCTGACGGCCACCCGGGACGTTGAGGTCATCAGCAAGGTGTACAATGGCCGGGAGAAGGATGATTCCGGGAACGCACTGGTCTCATACACCTGCAGCATGATCCGGCCGGTATCAGTCGCCCTGGGCGACGTGGTGACGCTCGATTATGCGGCGGTCGACATCGATGTGGAACTGCGCGTGGTCGCTATCACGACGAATCCTTATAATCGTTTCGAGGCCAGCTTCGAGATCGGCAACTTCATCCCGGGGATGGCGGATGACGCGTACCGGATCGAGACCAGCACCTTGGCGAAGGGAAAGACCTATTACGGTGCCCGGATATCTCCGGAGAATGGATTCGAGAGCATCCGCAGCGACAAGATGGCCAGAACTGTCATGAACGCGGACACCTTCGCGATGCAGACGGGTGACGGAAGTGGAACGAGTTGGACAAACAAGCTGTATTTTGATGCGGCCACAGGAAAGTACATATTCGACGGAGAACTGTCGGCAACCCTCATCAGTGCCTTGGAAGCGGAGTTCGATGTCACCGTCAGCAATACGGTGATCGTGAACAACCTTACTGCGCAAAAGGGGTATATTGCAGAGTTGACGGTCGATGAGATCGATACATCTGACATGGTTATACGGTATCTCCTTCCATCAACTGACCCGCTTCGACTCGCCCCTATTGGATACTGGAGAGGTCGCGACCAATTCATCGAGTTTTTTGATGCACAGATTCCCGATCCGTTGGATGTGGAAGAAGTACAAG